GAGAATATTGATGTACAAATTAGTAATATACAAAATGGTGTTATGGAACTTGTTGATTGTGATAACGTAAAACTTCCCGTTGATTATGAAACAATAATTGATGGATTAATTGACCTTAGAGAAACCGAAAATTTATCTCCAGCGTTAGAAGTTAATAAAATTATTGCGATTAGTGATTCTTTAGTTCAAAATCCTGATTGGAAAGTCCTTTTACCAACAAATTTAAATTTTCAAGTTTTTGATGAAGATTTTATAAAAAAAATCCCGTTATCCGTTGCTGGAGCAGTTTTAAGCCCAAAAGTTTTATTTCCAATTTTTGTTTTAATGCAGTCACTTGAAACCAATGCAACAAATGTTTATAACTCTGCAGTAACATCAGCAAACACTTTTACTCAAAGCGGTAACACTATTGGTAATTCAGTTAATAATCTTATTAATAGTAACGTTGATTTTTTAAAAACTTTTAAAAAATTTAATATAGAAATGGTTGCGGAAATTGGTGCCATTTTTGTAACCGAACTTTTTAATATATTAAAAAAAGATTTAATTAATCTTATGAAACCAATTATCGCAGATATTGGAAGTGAAGCATTAAAGGCCAAACTGCAAATGATTGAAAGATTAATTACTATTGCTTTAATTATTAATCAAATTGTAGTAGGGGTTAAGGATTATAAAAAATGTAAATCTTTAATTGACGATATTTTAATAATACTAAATTTAATAAGCTCTTTGGCTCCTCCGGGAAGTAAAATACCTAAAGTATTATTATTATTGGCAAATTTTTTGCCTGGAACGTCAGCTTCAAGGGCAAGTATTAATACAATAGAAGAACTACAAAAACTTGGAATACCTACAGGTACTTTACCTGATGGTTCACCAAATTTAATGTTATTATTTAACTTAGCATCTAATAAAGGAACAAAAAAAGAATCCGCTCAAAATGGAAAGATTCAAGCTATTGGAATTAGTGCTGACGGTAAACCGGTTCGGATTAGTGGAAAATCTACATAATATGACAAAAGAAGAATTTGAAAACATTTTAAATTTACAAAACAATTTAAAAGAATTACCTAATACAAAATTAATTGAGGTTATGGATAAACTAACTGTTACGTTTGATTTAACTAAAGAAAATGTAATTAGTTTAACGATATATTTAGATAAACTTGAAGAATTATATAATAATACCCTTAAAGAATATCAATCTAGAAAGTTATAAACATGGACGATAATACAATTTTTTTTCAAATAACTGTCCTTGACAATCAAGACCCAATGATGTTAGGTCGGATTAGGGCAAGACTTTTAACTGATGACTATAATGCAATTATTAACTCAATTACAGACCCTCCTTGGAATGAGAAAGTAGATATTTGGACTCAAAGAGACCCATTTGTTTTTAATCCTTTGATGCCGTATTTTATGTACCAAGTACCAAAAGTATCCGAAATGGCACAAGTTTTGTATACAAATAAAGAATTTAAATATCAAAATCAATATTACATACAAAATACATTTTCAAGTCCAACAACTACAGGATATGAATTTTATCAGGGAGGTAATAAGTTTACAGCAACAGGAACACAATTAAAAAATCCAAAACCTTTAAAAAACCAAGACGGTACTTATACAGACCGAGAAATTCATAGAGGTGTATTTCCAGAACCAGGAGACAATGCTTTGTTAGGTCGGGGTAGTGCGGATGTTATTGTACAACAAGATGAGATTTTAATTAGAGCCGGAAAATTTAAAGGTGCTCAATTACAACCAAATGTTCCACCAGTTGCCAACCCCAAAAGAGGATTTTTACAAATATCAAGATTTAATAAATCAAAAAATAAATTGACTCCCAATATTGTTACAAAATCAAATGAAATAACAGTACAAGTAAAATATCTTATAGAATGGGTAATAACCAATCCTGAAAACATGCAAGATGTTTTTTCAGGAACAATATACCTATATCAATTAAAGGCCAATTTATCAACAAATTCAAAAAATTTAACGGTTGATAGTGTTATTGATGAATCTTTAAAATCGTTGGTAAAGTCAACAACTTTTAGTTTAAAAACAAAAAACGAATCAATTGATTTGATTAATGATTTTATTAAAGAATGTAATGGTAGTCCAGAACTCCTTCCAGTATTTTACAGACCAAATAAACTAACTTACGCTTATTTAATTCCCTCAAGTCTACCAACACTTCAATATAATCCAAATTATTCATCAATAGGTAATAAGTTTTGTTTAGGTGGCAATTGTAATATTAATCTTCAAGTTATTAATATTGCGACATCTCAAATAGTCGCAACAAGTAGTATTGATGGTCTTGAAAGCGCCGCTGAAGAACTTTATCAAGTGGCAATAAATGAAATCACAACCAATTTACTTGGTCTTGATATTGAAGAAGTTATCTTGCCTGAGTATACTCAATTAAATGGAACACCAATATTACCCCCAACTTCAATTACGTCTCAACAATCAATAGATTCAACCAATAATATTTCGTACATTTTTAATAAAGTTAAATTAAACTCAGCACTTAAACAAGGTGGTTATGGTTTAATTTATGCGGCAAATAGAGTTGGAAAACCTCTTGAGTTTAAATCAACAGAAGTACCCCAAGAAGAATATACAAATGATTCTTCAACATATGGTGCGGTTGGAGCCGGCACATTATATTTATTATCTCATAACTCGGCAATTCCTGGTAAAGGTCAAATAAATTTTAATGATACATTATATGGCATTTCTTTAGATAAATTTGTTGATGAACTATTACCAAAAACTTCAAGTTTGGTTAGGGGTGAAGAACTTTTAGAATTACTTAATTTAATTGTTAGATTCTTAAATACTCATACTCACGCATATCCTGGATTACCACCAATTCCTGTTTCTCAAGACGGTACAAGTTCTGCAGCAATACTGACTGAGATGCAAAACGCCTATACAAAAATTCTTAATGCTAATATTCGACTTAACTAATATTTATATTAAAACAATTAATGTCAATATTAAGGTCGTACATAGATAAGAACAATACCATCATTTCAAATTCATATGTAAATACGGGTAGAAACCCTATTATTGAATTGAATTTTGGTGCTTCAGATTACATAATCCCAAATTATGGTTACACTCGTTTCCTATTTGATTTGGATTTAGATTTATTAATAGAAGATATTGCTTCAGGTATAATTTCTACAGGATGTACAACGGGTATGACTCACGTCTTACAAATGACAAATACCTCATCATTTGATAATGAATTGTTAAATACATTCATGTCAAACGAAAGACGAAGAGCAACATCATTTGATTTAATTTTATTTAGAATTCCAAAAACTTCAGGTTCAACAGGAACCCCACAAACTTGGGATGAAGGTGTTGGTTATGATTACACAGATTTTAATGAAAATCAAAATAGCCCGTATGGCGGCTCAACACCTCTTACGTATGTTGATAGTCGTGCGTATTCAACTCGACCATCAAATTGGTATCAGACATCAACTGTTAACAATTGGTCTCAACCAGGGGTCTATAATAACACGAATGTAGGTACCGTAAATTTCTCAGGGTTAACAATTGTCGCAACACAACATTTTGAACTTGGTAACGAAGACCTAATAATGGATATGTCCAACGAAATTAACGGTATATTAAATGGTACGATAACTGGAGTTACCGGATGGGGAGTTGCATACTTACCGCAAATTGAAAATATTACAGGTTTAACCGACAGTTATAGTGTTGCATTCTTTTCAAGACATACTCAAACATTCTACCAACCATTCCTTCAAACAACATACAACGACTTAATTAAAGACGACCGTAATATATTCTTAAAAAACCAAACAAATAAATTATACTTATACATCTATCAAAATGGTGATTTTGCCAATTTAGATTCTGACCCTGTTGTTAGAATTGAAGACCGAAATGGTGATGCCATTCCTAATATGGCAACTTTGTCAACTTGTCTAAGAACAAAGGGAGTTTATGAAGTAATAGTTCCTAATGAATTTACGGGAGCAACTCCATGTATGTTTTATGATGTATGGTCAGGATTAACAATTAATGGACAATCTTTACCAAACGTGACAAATCAATTTGTATTACAACAATATACCGCAGGTATTCAAATCGGTTCAACATCTAAAGAACCTAGTCAATTTGGATTTGAATTCTATGGTATTCTACAGAATGAACAAATCCTTAACACTGACATTAGAAAAGTTGGGGTAACAATTAAAAAAGCGTATACTGGTCAAGCTCCATTAGACGACGTATCCGCATTTTATAGGATTTATGTAAAAGAAGGTACAACTGAAGTATTAGTTCAAGATTGGACAGCAGTTAATAGAACTCCAAATGAATATTATTTTATGTTTGATATGAGAGATAAAATACCAAATCAATATTATGTTGATATTCAGGTAAATACTTCAGGAGAAAAATATACTTATAAACAAGAATTAACATTTAATATTGTTAATTATAAAAAAAATAATCCATAATTTAATTAAAAATATATGAAAACAATAAAATTAACCGAATTAGATTTAAATAGAATTGTTAAACGTGTTTTATCTGAACAAGAAGAAGCAAATTATATGTTTTTTTCAAATTTAAAACAAATGAAAAGACAACTTGAAATGATTATGGAAATGGACCCATCAGCAGTTGACCACATAATTCAAAATGGACATGATTGGGCTGATGACCATATTTCTGAAGCCAAAACAAATATTGACCAAGTTTTTGATTTCTTAAAAAATGAAATGGATAAAGAATCACAATATGTTGATTTTGAAGAAATGAATGAAGGTAGAAAAAAAACAGGTACACCCCTTTGTGCAAGAGGAAAGGCGGCCGCAAAGGCAAAATATGACGTGTACCCAAGTGCTTATGCTAATGGACATGCGGTTCAAGTATGTAAAGGAAAAATTAAAGGACTTGATGGTAAAAAACATTGTTCGGGAGCTTATTGTTAAAAAAAAAACATATAATTAATTTTTTTATTTAAATAATATCATTATATTTGTAAATAACTACTAATATAAAATTATGAAACAAATTATTCACAAATTAAAACGATTAATCCAAAAACAATATATTAAAATATATCGGTCGTCAACTCCAAAAATTACTACATACGAAAAAGATTGTGTTTCTATTTGTGAAAAATTAATAAAAAAAAATGAAACTGTTTTATTGTTAACTCCAATTTCAAACAAACGTTATATTAAAAACGAAGAAGACCAAATTTTTGTAATTTTAGAAAATTATAGTGTAAAAATAATCAACCACGTTTATTCATATACTGTAATATTAGGAGATAATTCGTGGAATTCTGTTGTTACTTTATTTGATTCAGAAGTTGAGTCAAGACGTAATAAGTTTGAAAAAGAAATTACTTCTAATATCAAATATTCTATTAAAAAAATTTTAGAAAAAATATAACAAAAACCTATTGTTCTGTAATAATTTTTTTAATAATTCTAATTAAATCATTTTCAGTTAATCTTATTATCTTTTTTATTGACTCATTTTTTGGTTTATATGATGTCATTACAGGTTTTTGACCTTTACCTGTTTGAGTATCTTTTTTCTCGGCGGTTCTTTTTTGTTGACATGCGCTTCGTTTTTGTGAATCACTCATTTTACCTGCAACTCCGGCTGCTCTACATTTAGGGTAAGACCCTTTAGACGTATCTTGTCGTCCACATGGAGGATGTTTACCGTCAACTTTACTACAAATGTTAACCCAAGGACCTTTTGGTTGATTACTACCTTTTGGTTTTTTCTTTGTTCCAAACCAAACCGCCAAATCTTCTTTAAGTGTGCCAATAGCCCTTTGTATAATTTTTTCAGGATTTTTAACATCGCCAATGTTACCACCATCCTCATCATTTTGTCCTGTGTAAAAATTTTTTAAGTATGTATCGATTCTGGAAAGTAATTCTGCTTTATTTTCTATTTTTTTTCTTTGTTCGGGAGTTTCTTTAAAATCACCATCAGATTCTTCATACGCCAACTCCGCATTAGTATAATGATAAACAGGGTTATTAAATGGAGCCAATTGTTCATCCTTCCAATCTTGTGGGGCAAGAACAATTGGTACTTTAAAAGTTCCGGCGTTTCCTGAACCTGTTGCTTCACTAATTCGATTTATTTTCATATACTTACAATAAATATATTATGGAGGCAGAAAAACAACCTTATATCTTCTTATTTGATGATGTTGCAATATACAAACCTGAAGATATTGAACATTTAATTGATAATTTAACCGAAGAACAAGCAAAGTTTATGTTAATTAAATCTATTCAAATGGCGTATAAACATGGCATATATTCATTAACCGAATCTGAAATTGTGTCAAAATCACTTAGAATATTTAAATAAAAAAAAAAGGGACAATTACTTGTCCCTTTAATTATTCTTTAAGATTTTGATTATCTCAATTCTCTTAAATCAAATGTACGAACGCCATCTACGGTAATTCTTCCGTAAAAACGATTATTTACAATTTTCTTCGCGTATCTTGTCATTATTCCTTTAATCGGAGTAAAGTTGAACGGATTATACATTGTAGGTGTTAATTGTAGAGGTACATACGGTGCGTAAATATAACCTGTGTCTAACAATGATGTTCCTTTGTGTCCCATTAACACTTGGTTAGCTGGGAAGTAAGGGTCACGGTAAACTTGGTAACGACCCGCTAATGTACCAACTCTTTCAATACCCATGTTGTATTGGTCTTGCTCAGGAGCTGCGTTTGATACGTGGAAGTATTCCAAGTCATCAAATATAGCACTGATTTCAGAAGAAACAACAATCCAGTTAGCTCCACCTCTTAAGGTAGATTTGTGGATTTGAGCCGAAATTTGGTTGATAGCTGTAATCAATGTTTGATTCCAGTCTTTTTGAGTGTAAGGAACTGCACTTGAACCTAGACGTTTCCAACCATTGTAATCCCAACGTAAGTTCCAAGCCGCACCTTTACGTAAATCTCTTAAGATTTCACGGTCGATTTCAGCCGCAACTTGTTCAGATAATAAAGCTGTTAATTCAGCTTCAGCATCAATGTTGTGGAACGCAGCAACGTCTTGTGCCATTTCTGGAGACCATTGAGCTCTTAATTTTCTTTCTGTTACAGAAACTGTAACTGACATAAGGTCAAAAGATACCTCACCAATTTTATCTTCAAATTCTAAATTCTTATATATTCTATAAGTAGCCGTAAACGCATTGTTAGTAGCGGTACTAGAAGAGAATGTTGAACCTGTGTAACCGTCCATAGAACCACCACAAGTAATACATACTGGTACCTGTAAATCAATTTCTAAATAGATTTTACCTTCAGCATCACACAGATTGTCATATTGACCACCACCTGTTTTACTACCAGGGAAAGTTAATGTATCGTTGTTGTTACCGTATTGAACGATACCTTTACCATATCTCTGAGTTACAACTCTGAATAAGTAAGGGTTAGATGCGTTAGCCGAAGTTGTTGTGTTTCCAGCAGCACCATAGACAGTCAAATCAGATAAGAAAGATTCGTTATCCATTGGTTGACCATCAGGTCCGATTAATTTACCAGCTCCATCAGATGCAAAACCTGACAAAACTACCAATACTTTTCTGTAATCAGATAAAGTATAAGCTGAACCAACTAATGCGTCAGATAACCAAGATACAGTAGCAACATCAGCAGTGATTGCGGAAAATTGTCCTTTAGAATAGTCAAATAACCCTGGAGGGTCTAACGCTGGTTCGTTACCTTCGTAGAATCTATCGTAAAGGTCTTTAGTATTGTTATAGTCATAACCGCTGTTTGGTGTTTGACCCGCAGCTTCGTTTGGTGAACCATAAGGTGCGTAGTGCTCAGAAGTACCTGGTTGGTAAGCCTGAATGTTAGGTACAAAGTAGAATAATTTACCGATTGGTAAGTTCATTGCTTGTACTGAAACGATGTCATTCGCTAATAATTTGGAGAATACACGTCTAACAATTGGGAAAACCACTGTTTCAAATGCACCTGTATCAGATGTAGATGATGCTTCATTGATTAAGAATGATGCTTGGTTTTCGTATAATTGTGCTACGTTTTCTCTCATGTGACCTTTAAGACCCTCTAAGAATCCTAATTTGTCCCATTTGTTGATTGTGTCTTCTTTGATAACTTTAAGGTGTTTTAACCCAATGTTACCAACAAGACCTGATTCTAATAATGCTCCCATTTTTTTAGTATTTTTTTTTTTAAGTTTATTTTTATTGTTTAACCTAATTTACCCATTAAGTCCTTCATTCTTAAGAATTGAGGATTTTCATAAGTTTTTGATTCAATTAGGGTTGTTGATGAACCTGTAGAAACTGATTTGTTTAATTTTGTTGTTACCGATTCATTAATTGATTTTGTATCCGTCGAAGTTAATTCGTCTTTAAGAGACCTATAAAGATTTTTAGATTCTTTTAAGGTTTCAACATCGTCAAATCTTCTAAGGATGTTTATTTTTTCTTTTTTAGTTGTTGAATGTTCTGTAAACAATCTTGTAGCATAAGCCAAATTTGAATTAAAGATTGCAACTTCGTTAAGTTTTTCTCTAAAAACATTTAATGCTTTTCTATACTCCTCATTTTTTCCTCTCAACATTCTAACTTCTTCTTGAGTAGATTCTGTTTTAACACCACTATTACTATAAACATAATTTCTATTATTAGTGATACCTTTTCTCAATCCTCTACCTTCTTTGGAACCCATTCCATATGTTCTAGCTGCTTCTTTAGTTTCAGATTTTTCAAAATCTGCGTCATCTCTACGACCTTTAGTAGTCTTAATGTCTTTTGATGCAATTTTACCATGCTTCATTGACAATCTTTCATCTTCTTTGTCTTTGTATCCTTGACCTTCTTTAGTTTCTGCTTTAACAATTTTGGATTTAGCGCCCATATTTTCACCTTTCTTGTATTCAAACTTAGGTTTACCAGTACCAACTGATTTAGGACCTTGTTTTCTTTTTTCATTAAATCCGCCATTAGTCTTATTTTTATAAGAAAATTTAGGACCTAATCCTATTCCAACACCTTTAGGTTTATAAGTTTCATTGTAGTATCCGTTGTCTCCGTCTTCGTCATCTTGTTCGTCCATGTTAAATTCGTTGAATCCGTCTTCGTCATCTTGTTCGTCCATGTTAAATTCGTTGAATCCGTCTTCGTCTTCGTCATCTTGTTCGTCCATGTTAAATTTGTTGAATCCGTCTTCGTCATCTTGTTCGTCGATTGGTATTAAGTTGTCGTCATCCAATTCAAGTTCATAAATAGTTTCAACTTTTTCTGGTTCACCCATCTCAATTTCATAAAGAGTTTCTTCTCCGTCTAAATCATCACTATCAACATCACTTACATCACCAGAGTCAGAGAAAATAGCATTAATAACATCATCTACTGATTCGTCTTGTTCATCACGCATACTATAATTGTTTTTTTTGTCTTTATAAGATTCACCAAGTTTCACAAGATATTCCACATTAGCATCATCATCGGATAAATAAACGTTCTCACCATCTTTTTTTACGATAATACCGTCATCTTCACCCATAGCTTTGAATACTTTTAAAATTTCTTCGTCAGAAGCGTCAGTTAAATCTATTGGACTTTCATCTGAATCCATATCCATGTCCATATCCTCTTCATCAGAGTACATATCTTCTTCGTCATAATCCATATCTTCTTCATCAGAGTCAATGTCTTCTACATCAGAGTTCATATCAATATCATCATTATCAACATCAGCATTCGCGTCAGTATCTAAATCAATCTCATCTTCTTCTTCTTGTTCAGAAAGAGATTCTTTTACTAATTGGTTGATTTCTTTCTTCATAGTTGAAGCAAGTATTCCTTTTGCATTTTCGGCTATAGCTTCTTCAACTTGTTTCATTTGAATAAGAGCCTCTTGAACTAAAGATTTGTTTTCTTTCATTTAAATCTGTTATTTTTACAATATAAATAGTATCAAATTATAAAAAATTCAATTTTATGGTATTACATTTTTTTTTATTTTATATAAAACTTTTGAAGCATAAAAAAAAGCGGTCGATAAACCACTTTTTTTTGTTAAATTTTTATTGAGATATTATTCAATTACCTCATCAATTTTACTTTCCGATACTGAAGTAATTCTCCAATCATTTGTAAACCCTTGATACTTTTCTGTCACTTTAGCTTCCACATCGGTTACTGAGAATCCTTTAACAAGTTTCTCTTCTCTAATTTTTTTAATTTTTCCAGTATTATCATCAAGTAAATCGTACTGAATTTTTGCTACAAAATATTTTTCGTCCATAATTTATTATTTTCCCAAATAATCGGTTAATTTTCTCATTAAGTCAACTCCTTTAGTTTGAAATTCTGAATTTTCAACCGATTTATATTTTTTTTCTTCTTCTAAATTCTCTTCATATTTATTTCTATCGTTTGGATTAGTAAATAAATACGCTCCTGGAGTTGACGGAGATGATACCAAGTCAAAACAAATTAATTCAAAATCATCTTGAACTTCATTTCTTTCTCCAACTTTTTTTAACGAACCAACCCCTCTTGAAGAAACTCCCATTGTTACACCTTGTCTCATTAAATTAGCCGCTTGGTCTCCTTTAGTTGAAACAATACCTCTTTCATGAAATCCTGGTGATGTTAACAATTTAAGTTTACCCATTAAGATGTTTTTATCCCACCATACTTCTGTGATAATATGGGACACTCTATCCAAGTCAATTAAAGAAGATTCGGGATGGTTAAGTTCTGAGGTAGATAAGCCCTTCTCAATTGCCTTTTTATAATTTTCAGCTTCTCTTTTTAATATTTTTTCAGGATAAAATCTTCCGTTTCTATTTGGAGTATCATACTTCTGTAATACCGCATAAAATTCAAATGGATTTCTATAATCCATTTCAGATGCTTCTTTTAATATTTTGGCATTTCTAATATCTTTTGGTGATATCCAACCCGCGTCTGTTTCAACCAATATTCCATGGCCTACTTCACTTGCTTCTAAAATTCTTAATTGTTTCATTAATTCTTTTTATGATAAATATATCATAGAAGTATCTTTTTAATGTTATTCGTTTTTTGATGGTGAAAATTCAAAATATTTATTTTGAATTACATTTTCTTTAACAATATTTTTAATAATTGTTTTAACCGATTCTTTAATTTCAGAACATTTAAAATCCATTTCATTATTGGTATATAAATTAACTTCTAAATTTAAAAAAGATTTTTTACCGTGTAAAATACCACTTGTTCTTAAGTCTAAATCAACAATACTTTGTTCTTTAAAAAGTTTATGATTTATGGAATTAAATACCGAATGTTTAATATCTCGACTTAGATTACAAACAACTCTATTCCAATTGTTGTGCTCAAATTTGGGAGTAACCCATGATTGAATGTTTATATATAATGATTTTAAATTTTTTGAATCTACCGTTCCATATACAGTTTTAATTGGTGTATATAAATTTATCTTTACACTTTTTCCTTTTTTCATTAAGTTTCATATTGTCAATGTTTATTTGTTTAACAAAATATAGGTAAAATAACCCCAATTGTCAAAAACTTTAAAAAAATTGATATATTTGTATTATATGATAAAAATAGATGTAAAAAAAAATGGGATAGAAAAATCCCTAAAGATGTTAAAGTCAAAGGTGATTAAAACTAAACAAAATCAAATATTGTTTGGTAAAAAAGAATTTGTTAAAAAATCAATAAGGTTGAGACAACAAAAATTAAAATCTTGTTATATTCAAAAAATAAAATCTAAATTAGATTGATTCGTCTAAGTTTTTTAATTTAAAAAAATTAAGTTGGTCAAATGTTTCTACTTTTAATTTGTCGATTGTTTCAGACAATTTTGTTTTAATTTCAGACTCTTTTTCATTTTCTAAAAGATTTGTTAATTTAACAATTGTATTTTTTTGTAAGGTTTTAAATTTTCTTTTAAGTAATGTAGTGTCTTCAGACATTAATTGAATAAATTCTTTTTTTGCGGATTCATCAAGATTTTCAATATAACCATTCATTGTTTGGTTGGCGATGTTAATCATAGATTTTAATGGAAGATTAATCGACTCTTTTATAGGTTCAGGTTTACTTGAAACTAATATTTTAATTAAATTTTTCTTTGATTGAACTCTCTCCATTAAATCCAATTTATTTACATAAACCAAAGAATCAATATTAATATATTGGTTTGACACATTTTTAGATGATATTCTTGTTGTTTTAATTGTTGGAGTCAATTTTTGTATTAAATTAATACCCTCTTCCAAAAAATCTTTTGCCTCTGTTTCTGTTAATCCTTGAGGTGTTGTTAATTGGTCATATAATGAATATAGACGTGACATGTTTTTATTGTTCAACACATTTTGTTTGAACTCTTTTAATGATTTCTTAAATTCCTGTTTATTATTATAGGATTTTAATAAATTATTTTCAATAATAGATTTAATTTCTCCAAAAGTCATTTTGTTTGTTTTGAATATAAATATTACGAGTTTAACAACTTATCCAATTCTTTTGATATTTCTCCTAAAGAATCTTGTCCTTGACTTAAATTTAAAAATCTTGAATGTTTATCAAAATTTTGTTCCAATAAAATATTCATGTTAGCTTTTTTAGATTCAGGTGTTATTTCAGCTGCGGGAGGTTCGGCTGAAGGGGGTTCAACATCACCTGCTGGTGGAGCAGACTCAAAACCACCTTCTGATGGTGTTCCTTCAGCTCCTGTAGTTGATGCATTTCCTGTACTACCTGAGGATTCCCCATATAATTTATCAATATTATCAAAAATTCCGGTTTTACTAATAACCGTAGGAGTTGCTTTAAGTTCTTCTCCAACCGCTCTTTCAAGTCTTTGTTGTTGTAAATCCAATTTAATTTCTTCATCAGACCATCCAAAAATGTGTTCTTTGGCCCATGTAGATGATGTGGCTTGAATACCGTTTCCTGGGTCAGAAACCAAATCTTTATATAATAACACTTTTTCTTTCCAAACATCAATTTTTAACAAATCTGCTTGAGTTGACGGATTAGTTAATCCTAATGTAAAATTTTGTAACTCATCTTCAAACCCTAATAAAAATAAATGCACAATTGCAATTTTATTTAATTCAGAAATCATACTTTTTTGAATTCTGTTTATTGTACGAGCAAATCTAATATCTTGTAACGCCAAATTTTTTCCATCACCAACTACTTCTTCAAATCCTAAAAATGCTTTAGGAACACGAAGAGCCGTTAATAATTTCTTTTGAATATATTCTATGTCTGCAATTTCTGATAGGTTTGTTGCTCCAGGTAAAGTCGTAATTGGGTCTGGCGCTGAAGGGTCACGGACAGGAATAAAATAATCTTGGTCAACCGCCATTTGGTTAAACCTCATATCCACGTTTCCTGTTTTAGAATCCACAATTTGTTCTCTTTTGAACTTGTTGGCAACACGGTTTACGTATGCTTCAACGTCATCGTCATTCATATTACCCACAAATACTTTAAACATTCTTCTTTCAGGAGCTCTTGATGTACGATAGATTAACATCGCATCTTCTGACAATAATAATTGTTTCCAAATACGTCTTGCTTTTTCTAACATAGATGTACCATAAGGAAGTT